TAATCTCTTGCGTGTATGTAGTTAATTACAGAACGATTTACAGAAAAATTTGTGTTACTCATAGATTCTCCAATTATTCGTCATATATATCTTTAAGTATTATTTGGCAGGACTCATTAATTTCATTTGCAGAAAAATTCATGATTCCATCATTCAATCTATCTGTAAAGTCTGATTCTACTCCACCAAGACGAATGGGACTATAAACAGGAGTTTGCCCTTGCTTTCTAAAAAACTTAAAATGATCAGGATAACTAACGTTCTTTTCAAACGTGCTACCCATAAATATTGACCCTGGCTTATCAAAAGCTCTAGCCATGTGCTGGCCTACACTATCGCATCCTACAAAATAATCACACTCGCTTATTAGCGACATATACATTCTTAACTCTGGGTTAAAATTAGTTAGGTCTGCGCTAAAGTTATCTCCAGGATGTTTAAGTTCTTTGTTTCCAAAAAAGAACACCAAACAGTCTTTATCATTTAAAAACTTTCCAATTTTTAGATAGTCATCTACATCTAAACTTCTATTAGAAATATCGTAGGGTCTATTATTAGAAATTGACATAGTACTTCCGTAAGGTTGAAATACCACTACTTTGTTCTTTTTATGTATTTGCTTAAATTCTTCTATAATTCTCTCAACAGAAGTACGCTCATAAGTACTTATATACAAGTTAGGCTTACTAAGATCTTTATGGTCTGTTGTATTATTTATTTGGCGATCAAAAGCTTCAACTAGAGATATCTTTTGATTATAGTAGTCATGTATATAATAAGGTTCTGGACATACTAGATTATAATTCTTGACATACTCTTCAAATATATTTTTTTGATGTATACCTATTGTTCTCGGCTGAAGAATAGGGTGACTCCAATATAAATCTTGCCACCCATGAACGATTACTCTAAAATCGTTGTTAGGATTTAGTTTGTGAAATTTTTCTAATGCGGGTATTGCTGCAATTACTCTTCCAGCACCGCCGTTAATAATAAATGTAGTGTTCATTTTGTGTAGTCTTTCCACCATTGTTGCCAGTTTATAAAAGGATCTTTCTGCTGCTCAAATTGCATATGCAATGCAAGACTTGGGATCGGGTTAAACCTAATTGCTTTGTTGTTCTGCCATATCTGCCAAATTGTATTTGACTCTTCATAATGCTCTGCTCTTGGATTAAGATAGTCACCGTTATACTTAAGAGCAAGGGTCTCGAAAAGTTCCCAGTTGTCACGAAACATTTTTGGAGTAGTCATCATAACATGTGTTGTGAACACACCAGTTCTCCAATGTCGAGCAGAACCGTGAACTATAAAGTCTGTTCTAGTAGGGGGATTGTACTCGGATGGTTCGTCGAATGGGTATATAACAATATCCTCTCGTACAAGCCTATCACAAAATATGTAGAATGAGTCAACCATCTCTTGTATTGCAGAAGGGCAATGTAAATAATCATCTTCAACAGAATACACTAGATCTGCGTTGCTATCTCTACAAAGTATCCACTGTTGGTGTGCAGAATAATTATATCCTTTTTGCTCAAGATGTAGTAGTTTAGAATTATTTACTCCTTGAATAACATCTTTTAGTTTTCGAACTGTAATATCCGAAGAATTATCGTCAAGAATAGTGAGGTGTATATCCATGTCTCTGGTATTAGTTATTGAGTTTACTAGAGATGTTACGCATCCTATTATAAGGTCTGTCTTTTCGATTCCGTGATACCTAACTCGCCAATCAGTATGCACATTTGCGACATCGCACGTTCTTAAAAAAATATCAATTTTCATTTTTAAACATCATATCAGAACCGATTTGTTTCATTTTAGTATAACCAATATCAATTAATAGCTTAATAATATCTTTATTGTCCCAACCATAATTTTTACCGTAATCCAACCATTCTACTACAATTAATGGACGATAGGCTCTTATAGTGTTTTCTGCACCAAGCAAAGCATTCATTTCATAACCTTCAATGTCTAAATGAATGCAGTCTACTTCAGTTAATCTTAGACTGTCTATCGTTACTACAGGAATATTCCCATCTTCTTTGATACGAAACGTACCACAATTTTCTGGGTTGTCCTTAGTAATAGAAACTTGTGTTGCTCTATTACCGAGAGCTGCTCTAAACTGAAATACGTTTTTACGATCCGCAGTGTTTAGACATAGACATTTAAAGTTTGTAACATCTGGCTCAAACACATAAACTGTATCAAATGCGTTGGCAAATTTTAAAGTATAAGCTCCAACGTTTCCACCTGCATGAATTATAGTACGTTTATTTTTAATAGATTCAATAATCGAATCTACTGTATATAATTCAACATTAGTCCGTGCGTAACAAGAATCTACGTCTATTTCTGGCCAATATAGCCCATCTTCTCTCATTACTATGCTCATAGTTGACGCCAAACTTCCATATTTACATGTTTACTAAGTATATCTGGTGGGAGTATAAATTTTCGCTCACGAAATTCAACTTTTTTGCGAACATCGTGAAGCTTAATACCAATCTCTGCATCATACTCATCCCATGAAGCTTCTACATTATTGAAATCGTGCTCAAAATGTGGTTCTTCTATGAAGTTATAAAGAGCCTTAATCATTTCTTTTGGCTGCTTGCATAGTAAATCGTATTCTAATAAGAAGAGAAGCGACTGATCACTACCAGTAAGAGCTTGCTTAACTCCAACATAAGGAAACCCTATTACCCCATCTTCCTTCATAAGAGTGTCAACTCGTTGATATACAGAACTTCCAATACCGCCTGTCACTGTATTAGTAGAGAACGGATTTCTACGATGTGCACACTCAAAGCTGTCTATTATCCAATTTAAATCTCTTACACAGACGATGTATTTCGATTTTGGATATAGATCACGAGTAATGTTTGTAAGATATGTCCATGCTCTGTTTGTGTTGAATATGACTGGCTTGTCAACGTCTTCATAATAACCTTCAAATAAATGACGTACAAGGTTCTTTCTACGATCAACAGGAACTTCAGATTTCATTCCTGGAGAATCTTGGCTGTGTTCAATAACTCCCTTTACTAGATTTGCTAACGGATCAGTAATTGAAGAATGAAATCTTGGATTCTGACGAAGTATAGACGATAGCAGAGTTGAACCTGAACGAGGAAGTCCGGTTATAAAGTGATATGTTTTGCTCATAATTACCTAATCAATTTCAAAAGTTGCTCATTTACACTTTGTAAGGGTTCATCCCAGTTTCGAACCTTAGTTTGTTTGTGTACTTGAAAGTTATCTCCATACCAAGGAGACTTTGTAGTTTTACTAGAGGTAGACCAAATGTAATACTCCGCAATTGGAACTACAACAAAAGTTGTTTTACCTATAGCTCCTGCAGCGTGTACTAAACTAGTACAAGAACTTACTATACAGTCCATCTGCTCAATAAAGTCAAGTGTATCCTCCCATGTTTCTATTCTTGGTGAAAGGTCTATCACTCCAGGATTATTTATTGGCTGCTTATCAATGTAGTAAATCTCTGCGTTCTCTGGTAGATATTGTAACATCTTTTCAACTGGTATCTTACGATATTCGTCTTGAGAAAAATACGGATTTCCAGAACATTTTATACCAATTTTAAACTTTGTGCTATCAATTTTATTTTTTGGATTGTTTGAAGGTTTAAGATAAGTACCATACCATAATTTAGACTCATCTAAGTTGAGATATCCAGGAAGGCTCATCATAGGAGCCCAAAGTTGCGAGCGATTAATAGAATACATTTCAGTTAGCACTTCAAAACCATTTCTACGGAACAAGCTTACTGTGTCTTCTCGATATTTAGACCATGATGAATATAAAATTGGTCTCATTCCCAAATCTTTAAGATACTTAAAAAAGCGAATATTGATGATTTCGTCACCTATACCACCTTCTCCCTCTATGTAGACGGTCTTGCCCGGCTGGATTGCTCCAGTCCATCGTTTCATCCTAAGAGTATCATCAAATTTTCCGCTCTTTGGCTTAAAAGCTCCAAGAAAAGATATCACTCCTTCTGCTAATTTTCCTTCACGAAGAATTTTACCGGATAAAGCACTTCTCATATCTTCTCTCTTCTCAGGATGCTTATCGAGTAGATCTAACAGTATTTTTTCTGAAGATTCTCTATCTCCTTTGAGTGCTATATTAAACGCTTTTTGAGTTTGAGTTTCAAAATCGTCTGGAGTAATACTCAAATTTAAATTTATATAGAACAGAGCTTCGTCTGGCATATTCATTGCATTGTATGCTTTATATAGATTTGATCGGGCTATATATAGCTGTTTAGAATTTTCTGCCTTTGTATAAGCAGATTCTGCGCATTTCAGATATAAATCACGATGCTCTGCTTTAAGTGCTAGATAACCTAGAACATCAAAATCTTCTATAGTTTGTGATCTTTTAAAATACATATCAAGCATTTCAAATACTATTTCGCGTTTTTCGTTAGATAACAGGTCCATTACAACCGGTTTTAGATCTTCTATCTTAAACTTGCTGTTCATCTTTAATCACTACTAAAGTTATATGCAGTTCTTCAATAATATTATTGTGCTCGCGAAGATACTTTTCAACTACATCTCCAGGCTCGCCAACAAACTGATCTCTGTATTGTTGAGAAGGCATATAGTTATACTCTAGAATTTCAAAATCAACTTGGAAGTAGTCACCGAGGCGGCTCGATGCGGCTCCTTGTTCTCTGCATAGTTTATTGTGCTTTCTACTAAAAAGTAGAAGACCGCCAACTGTAATCGGTCTACGATGAGTTGGGTCATCATAGAAAAAATCATGACGATGGTGTGGAACACGAATATCTATTGTTGCGCCATGCTTACATACTCTATAAATTTCTTTAAGGCAATGGAAATAGCCAGGTCCAAGATGTTCAAGTATGTGATGAGCCACAACAACTTCAACTGTACTGTCTTCAAATGGAAGAATATCT